AAAGGGTTGACTTGTAGTTTAATTGGTGTATATTACGGTAGCAAGTCCGGGGTTCCCCGGTATTACTGACAGTCCCGGCTGACGACATGCAGACAGTAATACCTACGTTTTAACTCGCATGTGAGGAACAAAATGGCTAACACCACTTTTACTGGCCCGGTTATTTCCAATAACGGTTTTGAGGGCCCTTACGCTGACCTGACGATCACCACCACTGCAGGGCTTCCTACTGCTTCCGCTGCTAATGCAGGTCAAGTTCGCTTGATTAGTGACAATGGCGCAGGCAACAACGAGTACTGCTTGGTTATCAGCACTGGTGCTGCTTGGGTTACTGCTGTTGGCGCTGCTCTGTCGTAATTTGTCTCCCGCAAGGGTTTTTAACTCAAGGAGCAAATTATGGGATTTATGAGCGATGTAAAAAGCACCCGTCTAAATGGTGCTGGAGGGGCCATTTTTGGCGGTCCTGCCCGTGTTAAGGGCATTTATATCGTCTCTACTGCTACTGCAGGCTCGGTGGTGATTAAGGATGGGGGTTCTGGCGGAACCACTGTTTGCACCATTGATACTCCAGCTGCCGTAGATACGATGTATATACGCTTGCCTGAGGATGGTCTTCGGTGTGCTACCGACGCCTATGCCACCCTGTCTAATGTCACGGCTGCGACATTCTTCTACGCTTAAAGGATTGGTATGGACAAGAAAAAGATGGCTAAGTTAATGAAGCCTTATGGGCCTCGCAATCCTGATGCTAAGCCGGGTGACGAGCAGGTTTACACGCCTGAGACCCGTCGTCGCATCAAGCAGATGGAAGAAGATCGCAGGGACAAGAAGCTTTTGGAAGACTCTGATAAAGGGTATCGCGAGGCCATTGGCATGAAAAAAGGTGGCATGGTCACTAAAGGCTGTGGAATGGCCCGTCCTCAAAAGTTTCGGGTGATGTAATGGGGTCTGCGGCATGGACACGCAAAGAGGGCAAAAACCCGAAGGGCGGTCTGAACGCCAAAGGCCGCGCCTCTTACAAAGCCCAGACCGGTGGGACGCTAAAGCCGCCCGCGCCAAAGCCAAAGACGAAGAAGGACGCCGCGAGGCGAAAGTCTTTCTGCTCTCGCATGGAAGGAATGAAGAAGAAGCTTACTTCGTCCAAGACAGCGAAAGACCCAAACAGCCGGATTAACAAATCTTTACGAGCATGGAATTGCTGATATGACTATGGGCACCGAAGCAAAAACCGTGGCCGACGCAGCGGCTGTAGTAACAACTGTGGGAACCATGATGGAGTTTTTGCCAGCACTGGCTTCTATTTTCACCATCATTTGGCTCGGCATCCGCATCTGGGAAAGCCCCACGGTGCAGGGCATGGTTGGCAAGGCTAGGAAAAAAGATGCCAGCGAAGTCTGAAAAACAACGCAAACTTATGATGGCTGTTGCTAACAACCCTGAATTTGCCAAAAAAGTAGGCATACCACAGAAAGTTGGCAAAGAGTTTGTTGGAAAAAGCACCGGTGGCTCTGTTAATCGCATTGGTCGGGCGGTAATGCCTTCTAGGCGTGACCCAGATATTGGAAAAATGATTAAGCAGGCGAGAGTCCCAACCGGTAAACGGAGAGGCTAATGGCTACGTCGGGCACATCAACTTTTAATCTTGAGTTTGATGAAATTATTGAGGAAGCGTATGAACGGTGCGGTTTAGAGAGCCGCACTGGGTATGACATGAAAACGGCTAGGCGTTCTCTTGGTCTATTGCTTATGGAGTGGGCGAATAGGGGGCTAAATCTCTGGACAATTGAACAGAGATCCGTTGCTATGGTGGCAGGAACAAACAGCTATAACTTGCCTACAGATACCGTAAACATTCTGTCGGCAGTTGTACGCACTGGGACAGGATCGGCCCAGCAGGACATCACATTGGACCGTATTAGCCAAAACGAGTACCTGCACCTCCCGGATAAGAACACGCAGGCACGGCCCGCTCAGTACTATTTGCAACGGACTACCACTCCAGTGCTGTTTGTGTACCCGGCTCCGGATGCTTCGACCTACACCTTCCAGTATTACGTGGTTCGCCGCATTGAGGATGTAGGTGCATTTACAAACAATGCAGACGTAGTGTTCCGCTTTATGCCTTGTTTAGTTGCAGGCCTTGCGTATTATATTGCGGTTAAAAAAGTGCCAGAAAAAGTTCCTTTATTAAAACAACTGTATGAGGAAGAATTTGCCAGAGCCGCAATGGAAGACAGGGATACGGCAAGCGTTTATTTAACCCCTGAAATAAGCGTGGGGTAAGGCGTGGGAACAGGCTTTGCACTAGGAAAACATGCTTTAGCCATCTGCGATAGATGCGGGCTTCAGTATGCCTATTTGCAGCTAAAAAAGGAATGGACGGGTTTTAAGACATGTCCGGAATGCTATGAGCCAAAACACCCGCAACTAGAGCCGAAACGCAATATTAGTGATGCTATTGCACTTCGGAATCCAAGGCCCGACCAACCACGGGTTATCGATGTATACAGCGGCGCTCCGGGCGATTCTGCTTTTTTAAGCAACGGAATGCAAGCCACGCCCTTGAATAAACCTTTAGTATCAGCGATAATGCTGGGTAATGTAGTCGTATCTACAGGGTAAAACAAAGTGAATTATTCTGAGTTAATTACCGCAGTCTCGGACTACACAGAAAACACGTTCTCTGACGTGGACATGGCTACGTTTGTTCAACAAGCGGAGCAACGCATATTTAACACAGTTCAGTTTCCGGCTTTGCGTAAAAATATGACGGGGACGACTACATGGAACACCCAATACCTGTCCACTCCGGATGACTTTTTGTCTGCCTATTCTTTGGCAGTTATCGACGGCTCTGGTAACTATGAATTTTTGCTGAATAAAGATGTAAACTTTATTCGTCAGACGTACCCTTCAGCTAACACTAGGGGCATCCCAAAATATTATGCAATATTTGGCCCTACAACCACATCTGATGTAGTCCCCGCTATAACCAACGAAATTTCTTTATTGCTGGGCCCGACCCCAGATGATGCTTACACCGTAGAGCTCCATTTTTACTACTACCCCGACAGCATTGTTCGTGGCCGTATTAAAACCCTAGCGGGAATTGTTGGTGGGTCTGGATACAGCAACGGCACTTATTATGACGTGCCTTTGACGGGTGGCACTGGGAGTGGGGCAAAGGCCACTATTACGGTGGCTGGTGGGGCGGTGACAACGGTGACTATTACTAACCGTGGTGTAGGCTATGCTACATCGGATACCCTGTCTGCGGGCACCACGATTGGAGCCAGCGGGGTAGGTTTTTATGTCCCTGTTAATACCATCTACAACCAGAATGGTACGTCATGGCTAGGGGATAACTTTGATTCTGTCCTTTTGTACGGCACGTTAATGGAGGCGTATACGTACATGAAGGGCGAGCAGGACATGCTTCAGTTATACAGCAATCGTTACTTAGAGGCGCTGCAGTTGGCTAAGCGCTTAGGTGATGGCTTAGATCGCATGGATGCCTATCGTAGTGGGCAGGCTAGGGTAGGGGTAAAGTAAGATGGCAATTACCCAAACAGTCTGCACAAGTTTTAAAGTTGAGCTGTTATCTGGAACGCATGACTTTAATTCTGACACGTTTAAACTTGCGCTATACACGTCTTCGGCAACTTTAAATGCCGCTACTTCTGGATACACAGCTAGTGGTGAAGTTGCAAGTGGATCAGGCTATACGGCAGGAGGTAAGGACTTGACGGTGTCGCAGACTCCTACCTCCGGGTCAGAAATTGCATATATCTCTTTTTCAGATATATCATGGGCGTCAAGCACAATAACTGCAAGGGGGGCTTTAGTCTACAACAGTAGTAAAAGCAACAAAGCAGTTGCAGTACTTGATTTTGGGTCGGATAAGAGTTCTTCTAGTTCGACATTTACTGTAACCTTTCCGGCGTCTAACCAGAACAGCGCCATAGTTCGCATTTCATAAGGAGAGCACTATGCTTGGCGACAAATCGAAGGTAGCAGACACTACAGCAGTGAGCGTCTCCCAAAATGGCGGCGTTTCGGCGGGGGTGTCTGGTGGGGGTGTCTTTCACGTAGTTTGCTACGATAAGGAAGGCAATGTTAAGTGGACGGCAGAATCGCCAAACTTGGTGGTTAACGTCGGCCTACAAGACATGAATGACAAGTACTTTAGCGGCTCAAGCTACACGGCTGCTTGGTACATTGGCTTGTACGGTGCGGCTGCAACAAATAACCCGGCTGCGGGTGACACCATGAGTAGCCATGCCGGTTGGACTGAGAACACCACGTATTCTCAAGCAACCCGGCCTGCTTGCTCTTTTGGGTCGTCTACTGCCGCTGACCCGGCTGTTATTAGCAATTCGGCTTCTCCGGCTGCGTTTAGCATTAACGGTACGACCACTATTGGCGGGGCGTTCTTGACTAGCGATAACACCAAAAGCGGCACTACTGGGATCCTGTTCTCGGCTTCTGACTTTACGTCTCCCGGGGATCGCTCAGTGGTATCGGGTGACACGATCAATGTTACCTATACCTTTAGCTTAGCTGCAACATAAGGGGGTAGAAATGGCGACTAGATTCTCCAAGGGGGACGAGGTCCGTGTGGATGCCGTTATCCCTTCTGGCCCAGTGCAAGCATTTCGCATGGACGAGGATGGGATTGTCTACTGTCTTATTGAATGGACAGACGCATCAGGCAATACCCAAGTGCGCTGGTTTAAAGAAGATGACCTAGTTGCTGTTTAGCAATAGGGGGCACTCGGCATGTTTGGCATAGCCTCATTTGCCGAAGTCCCCTATGCTTCTTTACCGGCAGCAGGCGGTGTTGTTTACGCCGTTTCTATTGAAGAAGATGCAACCGGTACTGAAGCGCTAGTCGCATATTTTACGGCGGTCGCTGCGGTAGCTGAAACGGCTACCGGCACGATTATTTTTGCTAGTTTAGCGGAGCTTGCGGCA